TTGCGTATAACTTTATTATAACTGCTTCAAGAAGAACCACTTATTCTATGGACTTGCACAAAGCTAAACCTTTTCAAATTACAGAAATTCTTTCAAAAATGTCAAAAGATATTATGAAAAGTAAATCCAATGCTAATATTGTTGTAACAAACTCTATTGCGATTGGAAATTCCCATGTTGTGTATAATACCCCTTCGAATAAATTTAAAAATGTTTTCGTAGATGTAGATTCAATTAGATTTGAATATGTTAGAAGTAATATAGATACAACTTACACCTATCCAGTTAACTTTTGTAACAAGAAAGGTAATTTGGATACATCAAAAAAGATGACAAATTTGTCTGCTAACACTTGGCGGTCAAATAGAACCTGGGGAACTGGTTGCACGAACGAAATTAAGCAGAAATGTAACCCTCAGGTTTCTATTAAAGGAGAAAAGATACCATCTGTACCTTTACCTCCACAAAAATTTGGTCCTCCGAAACAATGGGTTTCAAGGAGAGAGAAAAAGGAGCTAAAGTTAAATAATGATTTAACTGATTTCCTTTTAAATACTCCTTATGTTCCTATTTCTTATAGTAAGAAACCTTATGTTGAACCTGATTGGATTGAAGGTGATATGTTTGGATACCAAGATAGCTATCAATTCTATGATGAACGACTTTTAGTACAATCCAAGGATATTAAAATCCCTTCAGATAAGAAAGTCGTTGAAGATAATATTAAACAAATGCAAATGTCTGTCGATCACATCGCGTCACGAATACAAAAATTGAGTTGTGATTCACAGATAAATCCAAATGCTAGAGAAGAAATGGTCGTTAGCTTGTCAAGAAAGTTAGTTAAGAGAACTGTTAAATTAGAAACATTTAAGAATTCTATAATGAGTTTAGATATGAGTTTTCAGAAACTCTCCACTATTGAAGAAAGAGAACAAGAAGAACAAATAAATATCATGGGTGGTAATCTTAAACCAAGTTTTGATGAAATTAAATGGGTTAATGATACATTAAGTTGTATTATTGCACGACAACCTGATCCTCTACCTAGACCTTTTGTAGGTCCTAATTTGACAATCTTCGAAAGATGTCGAGTAATTTGGAATAAATTACCTCGTTCTCTTCAATTTTGTTTAAGAGCTATGCCTACTTATGTTACTGTCATTTTTTTGATAAAGGCATGTCAATATTTTGTTGTAGATGAAACAATTGAAGTAATGGGTATTGAAAATTTTATTCCAACATTTATTAGAAAACCATATGTTAATTTTAACAACGCAATGGAAGGTGTTACAGGAGTTACACAAAAAGTTGATACCATCGCTACTAGTGTATCTTCTATTCTTTCCTTTCCTAAAGATGTACTCTCATATTTAAGAGATTTAATACTTAGTGGTTGGAATTTATTGGAACAAGGAATATCATGGTTAGCTATAAATAAATTTATAGAGAAAATAATGCCCTTTATTCAAATGATTACCACAGCATCTCATTTTGCAGCTGTTGGAACTTTTATTGCATCCTTAATGTGTCCAAATATTCAAGTAATGGGTAATGAGTTACAAGATTTTTCTCTTATCTTAGCTACAGTTTCAGTGATTGGTATTTTAGTTAAGTTGTTGGTGCAAGGAAGTTTCTCCTTGGATTTTTCAAAAGATGTAGATTTAGTTATGAAATATGTTCGCGGTTTACCAGCAATGTTGTTGTTAGCTAAAGGCACACTCACCTTAAGGGATGCAGTATTAAAATCGTTACCTGAAGTCGTAATGCGTTGGTTGCAAATATATATTCCAGGTTTATATGAGTACATTTTGTTTTCATATAAGGATCCCAAGGTTATCGAAGATCTTGATAAGTTATTTCAATATATAGATGATTTTAGTGTTGTTATGTACTCATCTCATCATTTAGCCCAATTTTTGGAATTATATTCTAAATTAAATGATGTATACATGGAAAAATATGCCAAAACACAATATTTTAGAAAAATACGTGATCGTCTTATTTTAGTTGGAAATTATTATCAGAAATTAAAATATGAAGGTTTGATACCCGGTAAACGTCTTATGCCAACCTGTGTTTGGGTTGCTGGTGATTCTGGTGTTGGTAAATCTAGTTTTATTTCTACTTTAATTAAACCGTATATTGACCCTAATATTGCCTATGATAAACAAGTTTATGTTTTTAATACGGCTCTTCAGTTTATGGATAATTATAATAATCAAAATATATTCGTAATTAATGATTATATGCAATTTGCAGGGCGTGATGAAGAAGCGTTATTGATTGCTATGATGGATGGAGTTGAGTACCCACTGAATGTTGCCTCTGTAGACAATAAGAAATTAGGTATTAAGGGTGAAGTTAGATTTACATCAAAATTAATTCTTATAACCTCTAATCTTACATATTTAAATTCAAGTACTGTTATCACTTGTTTAGATGCGTTTAATCGTAGAAGAGATTTACTTGTTAGTATGCAATTTCGTGGTAATATGAATTTTATCGAAGGAGATCCCTCCTATAGTTGGGCCACTTTTAAATTGATGAACCCTATACTAAATAGAGAAGCAGCTTATATTACAAAAGATGATTTTATTCGTAAGATCGACCATACATATAAATATCGATTGAAAGTTTCCAGAGATCGTATTCTCACTCCTATTGAAATAGCTGAATATGTTGATGTATCACAAGCTCCTTTGCAAGAAATTGAAGAAAAATTTTACAAAACGGAAAAGATGATCGAATGGGGAGTATATCTATGGGATAAACTTCAATCTGTTTATCAATATGTGTTGGATCATCCTGTACTTATTGGTACAGCAACTCTTACTATGGGTTGTTTATGGCGTTTTTATGTTTGGAGTGTATCTCCTAGGCTTAGTATTAATGCTATTCCATCAGCAGATAATGTTACAACTAAATATATGCCCCGTCGTGGTATGATCAAAACTCAATCTTCTATGGATAATATTAGGAGTATTTTACCAACTTATGAAAAATCCATATATAGAGTTTATACTAAAATTAATCATAATGGAACTGAAATAGTTCGTGGTGTTAATGGAATAATTATTTGTGATGCTTTTATGTTGTTACCGAAACATTTATTTTATAGAGCTGACAGCAAAATTAAGGATGGTGATTGGTTATTTATTGCTAACCCTAATGTAGCTATTAACGGAACATTTAATCCAGAAGATTTACAAGAATCGGATTTAGATTTTGTGTTGTATGATTGTTCAAAATATCTATCGCGTCATAAAAATATTATTAATAAATTTCCTGATAGTCAAACAATTTCCTGTGTTTATGTTCCAGCGATAGCTTTAATTTTAGATGTAGAGGGTGAGCGTTTCCGTGAGCATGATTTAATGTATAAATTTGTATCTTCTGACATTCATTATTACGATGATACTAAAGAATACGTTAGTCGTACTTTAATTACTTATTGTTCCTCTTTATCATATGGTGACTGTGGTTCTCCCATTATTTCTGGTGAGAATGTTTTACAAGGAAAAATTGTAGGTATCCATATAAGTGGTGCTGCATCTGCACAATACGCTCAGATAGTGACTCAGAATCAATTACAAAATTTACTTACTAGAAAACCTATATCTGTTCAGTCTATTGAATATGAACGTACGACACCGGAATTGGAAGGAAATGGTTTGGAATACCTGGGAGATTTAAAGAAAGGCGAAATACCTTTTTTAAATTCAAAGACATCTATTCTTAAGAGTGCTTTTTATGAGCTATTACAACCAGCATTAACAGCACCTTCAGTTCTCTCTAAATTTGATCCTAGGAATACCACACAAGTCAGTCCCATGATTAAAAATTGTGGAAAATTTCTTGTTCCTATAGAGAGTTTTTCTCGAGAAGATGAACGAGCTATACAAGCTTATTTATTTAGAACATATCAAAGCGTTCTCACAAAGAAAGGTAGAATTTTAGAAGAGAAGGAATTTATTAATGGTTTTGAATGTTTAGATAGAGTTAATATGCATACTTCTGCCGGATATCCTTATGTTATTCAAGGACTCAAGAAATCAGATTTCTTTAATTTTGATGGGGAGAATTATTTTTTAAATGATTTTGCTAAATTAGAACTGGCGAAATTAGAAGAGATGATTGTTTCATGTGAATGGGAAGAACAAATTTGGTATACTTGTTTGAAAGATGAACGTCGTCCATTAGATAAAATAAAAGAAGTTTCTACGAGAGTTTTTACTGTTGCAAATGTTATGTTTACCTTATTATGTAGGAAACATATGGGAGATTTTATTGAGAGATATATGGCCACTCGTACACAACACACCGGTTGCGTTGGTATTAATCCTTATTCAGCTGATTGGAATGCTTTAGCAGCCCAGTTAAGAAAATTTGATGATTATAATGATGGCGATTATAGTAAATTTGATAGTATTGTATCGTACTTAGGTTTCAAGATGTTTAAAGCATTAGCCGACGATTTTTATGGCAATGAGTCTTTATTTAGAGATTATATTATATATTCAGCGCAATTCTCAAAGATGATTATTTTAAATCAAGTATATCGTAAGAACCATTCTAATCCTTCTGGATTCTTTGCTACTGTAATTCTTAATGATATTTATAACAATGCGTTGATTATTTATGCTTGGATAAAAATAATTCCTTATTCACAATCAAGGATGGATTTATACTTTGCTAATGTTGTTTTGAAAGTATATGGAGATGATAATGTTTTTTCTGTTTCTAAAATATATAAAATTGTTTTTAACTCAATTACTGTTGGTAAAGTCTTGAAAGAGAAACTCGGTGTTACATACGGTTCAGCAACAAAAGGAGGAGAACAAGTGGCTAATAAGAAATTTGAAGAGATTACTTTTTTAAAGAATAACTTTATGTTACATACATCAGGACTGTATGTTGCTGGATTAGATAAGAAAGTTATACAAGAAATTCCGTCCTGGACTAGAGATGATTTACCAGAATCTCTCGAACAAAACTGTAATACCTCATTACGTTTTGCATATTTCTACGGTCCAAAATACTTCGGATGTATGAGAAATATTTTCTTAACTAGAGATAATTCCCTTTCTCTAGTGACATATACTGAGCTGGATTATCAGTTTATGAACTTTAAGGGTTTTTCATTTGGCGAATTAAAAATGATAAATGACAATTTAAATTTCGGAACCTGTGAAAAGGTTTATATGTCTTGTAACAAACAAGGTATTTGTGTCCAATCCAATGATGGATTGAGAGAATCTGGCAGAGTAGCACAAGCTGTTTTGGAGAAAGGAGTGGCTGTTGCTAATCAAAATATTCAAACTACGACTGCATCAAAAAATTTTATGCCGAAGGCAAAAGTGCCAGAAGATGTAGAGAAAATTAGTGAAATGTTGCGTAGACCTGTTGTGATTAAGAGTTTTGTTTGGGATGTGACTGATACGTCTGATACTGTATTAGGAGTGATTTCTCTACCTACTGATTATTATACTACCACAGTTTCAAAGAAAGCTGCAGAAGCTTATTTATTTATGAGATCAAAGATGTTCGTTACATTCACTGTTCATGGATCAAGTTTTCATAGTGGTCTTTTAGCTGCTTCAGCTAGTTATTCAGATCACAATTTTACTCATAATGCGTCTTTTGATTTTGCACGACCGCATGTATTAATAGATCCTTCAGACATGTCTGGTAATTTTACTTTAGAAGTTCCTTATAAATTTTATAAAAATTATTTTCCAACTGTTAGTCCAATAGGTTTAGATCAATCTATGTGTGTAATTAATTTACTTGTTCTTGTACCTTTATCTGCCCCGGCTAGTTCACAAACATCTTTACAGATTGTTGCTACATGTTGGTGCGAAGATGTAGAGTTGGTTGTACCCAGAGTATCAAGAATATCGATTATGGGTTTCACATTGTTTGGTAATACTACTAATATAGTTGAAAATAAGTTTGGAAATGTGGCAAATAGTACGTTACCCATTAATGTTAAGGGAGACGCATTAGATGCAGCAGCTGATTTTAAGTTTAGTGGATTGGATTGTCCTACGAATACTATGTATCCACAACAGCAAGTTATTAAGATGATAGGAGGTACGGCAAATGCAACCAACATTGGGCAGATAGAGAAATTGGTTTTATATCCTAGAGAATTGAATGAAACTACATTTAGCACTTTTGGTACAGATGAAGATGAAATGTCTGTCGCTTTTATTTCTTCTCGATGGGGATTTGAGCAGTTAGTAACAATAGGAAATACAAGTGTGGGTGTTGTGTATCAGAATTGGATTGGTCCTTTTGGAATAAATGGTCCTCCATACACCCCTGCTACTTTTAATTTGAGACCTGTAGATTTGATTAGTATGAATCATGTATTTTGGAGAGGCTCTATGGAGATGATGATTAAGGTTGTTGCTTCACGTTATGTGACTGGTAGAGTGTTTGTTGGAGTTTGTTATGATGGAGCAATACCTTCCACAGAAGCTGAGTTGTTATCTGCTTATGGAATGTATATTGATATTGGAGGACCTCAAACCGAATTCGCACTTAAAATGCCATTCGTTTCATCAACAAATTGGAAGAGAATATATAATGGTACAAACTCAACTACTCTGGGTTTGGTTTGGGATCCTTTAGATGTATTTGTTGGTCAAATATATATTGTTATAATAACTCCAACGACAGCTCCAATTGGAATACCTCAGACAGTTTCGCTTTTAGTCTTATCCCGTGGTGGTCCTGACTTTCAAATATCACAACCATCAATACGCAATACTTTAAATATAGATATAAATGCAGGAGATGGATATATTCCCAATAGATGTGTGATTCAATCTTTAGATAAAGAGCTTGTGGATTTGACGATCTCAAAGGAGCCTACTGAAGATCTAGGCATGTGTCCTACCTTATCTCTTAGAGATTCGCTCCGACGTTATGAATTATATTACACAGCATTACAAACTTCAACGATTAGTGCTACAGCTACGGCACTCCCCACAAAAGTTTTTACTTTTCCACCATATGCATTTACTGCTGGTAATTCAATGACTTCGACAACTTTTCTTGGGGGCAAGATATTACCAACTACTCTTGATATGTGGTCACGTATGTATGCTGGATTTAAGGGTGGATTTCGATTTAAAGCAGTCGTTTCTGTAGCTGTTTCATTTTCTTCTAATGCGACCTCAACTTTGGAAGGTTTTCTTAAGCCCACCTTTAAGATGACCTGTGGTATTGCAGATAATGGACCAGAAACAAATTCTTTTGAAGGTACCCAAGTTACAACTATGATTGTTAGAAATGCTAACGCCTTATCCATAGCAACGGGTACTGATCCATTCCCCAAAGTAGCTACATGTATTACTTTACAACATTCTATAGGTTCATATGCAGTTGCTGAATTTGAAACTCCCTATTATCATGAACGTAATTATTTTGCTACAGGGGGACAATTTACCATGCCTTATCTAGCTTATGTAGAAGTAGAACCAGATATATTGTTTCCCAACTATTTTATAGGTTCAACTACAACGATGAATTTTCAATTTACATTGGATATTTACCGGGCGGCGGCAGATGATTTTAGATTAGGTATTTTTGTTGATCCCTATTATTTGGCTACTGAAACTAGAACTTCGGGTGGGGCACGAACTACGGTCGATAAATGGGCTTATAGTTAAATAACTTTGAAAATTGATTTATGTAATTTTCCCTAATAATTCATGAATTAGATAAAACCGCTTGTAGTGTAGTAATTCTGGCGCAATTGATCTATCCAGGTAGTGAATTATTTTGTATCCCGATGTGTTGAACTCATTCTTTTAACAATGATTTCCACACAAAAAAAAAAAAAAAAAAAAAAAATTCACTAGCTGTACCTTGTTGTACTCTGCGTTGATACCAC